AAATAAATTAAATTTAGAAGCAGACATAAAAAAACAAGAACTATTTAATAAATCATCAATAGAATTAACTAATGAAAAAAATAAATTAAATTTAGAAGCAGCAAAAAATGAAAACGAATTATTTCAAGCATTTAGAGATGAAGATAGGGCAAAAGATTTAAAACTAGCTATTGAAAAATCAGAATTATTTAAATCAGAAACTAAAGGTAAAACAACAAGTGAAAAATCAAGTTTAAGTTTTGGTTTATTAAAAACTATATTATTACTAATAAGCACAAATAATGAACAGGAGGTATAAACATAATGGAAGAAACAAACCCCACCCCAACCAGTCTTGGTACGTCCTATAACGATGATTCGTCTATTGGTCTTGTAGATAGTGCGGTGAGTGCAGCAAAAAATCTTAAAACTGAGAATGATAGGTTTGAAGAATTACTAAATAGACAAGAAATGTTAATGGCTAAACAACAATTAGCAGGGAGAGGTGAAGCAGGAAAAATTAAAGAAGAACCTAAAGAAAAAACACCAAGAGAGTATGCAGAAGAAGTTATGGCAGGAAAATATAATGGAGAGTAGTGAAGATTTAGGAATAAAGATAGGAACGAAAATAGAATCTTTATGGACTAATGTGGCAAAAGAAGCAAGAATATTAATTGAAGGTTCAGAAAATAATTTAATAATTCAGAAAGAAGTATTAAAATTAGCTGAGGCAAAAATAGCTGAAGAACAAAAGGTTTAAATATTACTACTGACAATATATAAAATGGCAAATGAGGCAACTTTAATATTTGAAACAGAAGTGCCTATACCTTTTACTGTCGCTGATGGAACAGCAATAACCAAAGGGGCATTTTTAACACTAACTGACCCAATGACAGTTGCAACAACAGGGGCAAATGCAAACGCAGTAGTTGTAGGAATCGCAGCAGAAAGTAAAATCGCTAGTGACGGAAAAACAAAACTAGGGGTTTATATGAGAGGAATTTTTAAAGTTTTAGCAGGTGGAACAATCACCGTTGGAGATATGGTTGAAAGTCATTCAGACGCACAAGAAGTAGTTACAGCAACACTTACAGCAAATGCAACAGCAAATATAATTGGAAGGGCACTAGAAACAGCCGCAGATACAGAAACTTTTTTAATGGAACTTAACCCAATACAAATTAAAGACCCAGCATAAAATGAAAGATGAAACACCAATTGAACCAACAGAAGAACAAATTAGAACAGCAATTAAAGAGGAAAATAACAGATAATGGTAAGTAGTGGAGAACAAAACATAAGAGGATTACAAATAGACAAATTAGCAAAAGGGTTCGCTGACGAAGTTTTAGTTCTAAAACACCACGTAACAATGAGTACCACTAGTGCAAGGGAAATAAGGTGGTATCAAAAAACAAGTGGATTTCTAGATTCAGTAGACACAACAGGTATAACAGGTTCACAAATAGCAAATATTTCTGAGAGAAGTAGACCAGTAGTAGTAGAGCAGAGTTGGACTAGAAATACATCATATGTTAGAAAGTATTTTGTAGAATCACCATTAATTTCTGAAGAAGATATTAAAGATACAGACATAGATATTTTGGCAACTAATGTAAGAGATTTAGTAAGAGCAGTTGCAAATCAAGTAGATAAAAGAATTTATAATGTATTAACTGAAGATTTAACCCCAGTAAATATCTTAACAACAGCAGCAGTGGCTGACGGGTGGGATGATACTACGACAGGAAATCCTGTACTAGATATAATGATTGGAAACCAAAAGATAAGAGCACAGGGGTATGATGCAAAAGAAGTAGTATTATATATTAATTCAATAGAACATAAAAATTTACTTAATTATTTGATAACAGTTAAAGGAAGTTCTATTCCAAGTTTCTCAAGTGAGAAAGTTAAAACAGGTGTAGTTATGGAAATATTAGGTAACCAAGTAGTTGTTTCTGAAAATGCAACAACAGACAACGCACTACAATTCATCCCTAAAAGAAGTTGTACTTGGAAGCAATATATGCCTATTACAAGTGTAGTAGTTACAGACCAAGGTATAGGGAGAAAAATAAGAGTATGGGAGGAAGGTGAAGCATTATTAACTGACCCTAAGAGTGTTCATTTAATAACCGATACCGTAGTTTAATGACACTAGAAAACGCTAAAAGATTATATGACCACTATATAAAAACAGGTCAAAAAGAAAACGCAGAGAATATTGCTTATACAAGACCCGAAGTTAAAGAAGATAAAACAACGGAGAGCAAAAAAGATGGCAAGAAATCAGCGTGATATTACATCTCAAGAATTTACCGTTACAAACTGGAATGAGGATTTAACTTTTGATGCTAATACAGCAACGTTAGGGGTAACAAGTGACGTTCTAGGAACTTTAATAAAAGAACTTATTGAACAGGGAATTATAAGTGGAACAGTAAGTGCATAATTTTATTAACTTTAATTCTATATTCTATTTATGGTAAGTGAAACAGGTGACCACGTAATTAAAACAAGATATCCAGCTACGGAGGGTTTAACAGCAGGAACAACAAAACAAGAAGGAACTATTATGAATCTAGTTGCAGAAAATTCTTTAATAAAAGATATAGATAAAGAAGGTATTTATTAATGGCAAATAAACTAACCAATAAAATTATGAGGGATATTAAAAAAGAAACATTAAACCCTATCGCAATATCCGGAACTGAAGGTATGATTATTCCTAATCATTCAGGAGACCATTCAGCAGGTAGAGTATTAAGAACTCCTACAAATGATAAAGATATAGCTTCTAAAGATTATGTGGACTCTATAGCAGGGTTTACAGTTACAGATACAGCAAGTATTAATTTAACTAAAACAGGAACAGATATTAAAGGTGATGTATTACCAGCAGGTGTAGACCATGACTCATTATTGAACTTCTTAGCAGCAGAGCATATTGATTGGGCGTTAGCATCACAAGGTACAATTCACGCAACTAATTATGTAGATAATGATACAACAGACCATACATTGTTATCTAATATCGGTAGTAACTCTCATACTACTATTGATACTCATTTAGCAAGTACTTCTAATCCCCATAGTGTAGATATAGATGATGTTACGCCAACTACAACTAAAGGGGATATTATAGTCGAGAATGGAGTTAATGCGGTTAGACTAGGTATTGGAACTAACAATCAAGTACTAACAGCTGATAGTGCAGAAGCAACAGGTGTTAAATGGGCAACTGCAGCAGGTGGAGAATGGACGGACACAGGTAGTGTATTACATCCTAGTGAAGAAACAGTTGATAATGTAGTTATTGGTGGAACTACACAAGCAGGAGCAGATATTATATTGAATGTAGATGGTACAGGCGTTATTAATGAACAAGCAACAGCAACAGGAGTATTTAGAATTGAAGCAGGTTCTAAAGCTTTCGGATTACAATTAAGTAATGCAAGTGAGAATGTAGGTGTATTAATAGACCAACTTACTGCTCCTAGTGGTGGTAGTGCTGCACCTAGTGGAAGTTTAAGTATTATGGGTATACCTCAACAAACTACAAGATACATATTAGGAACAGCTAATTCTTATACAGAAACAACAGGTAGTCAATCAGGTAATCTAATTAGTATCAACGCTAATCCTAGCGCAGCAAGTACAGCTGCAACTTATGGTACATTCTTAGAAGCAGGAACTACAAGTGCTAACGCTCAAAATATTACAAACAATGAAGCTTTAGTTGGAGCTAAATTTAAAGTTAATCATAGAGGTTCAGGAACAGTTAACGTAGCAACTTGTCAATTAGTTACTCTTGCGAACAGTGGTACAATTACAACAGCATATGGAATATTTATTGATAGAATAGAAAGAGTAGGTGTAACTACTGGATGGGGTCTATATCAATCGTATTCGGGTGATAGTAATTACATGGCTTCTACACTATCTATTGGTAGTACAACAGTTGGAGAAAAATTATTAGTTGAAGGTGCTATACAATTAGATGAAAAAGCAAATCCTTCAGGAACTTCAGGTTATGGAAAATTATTCGTCCATACAGATACTAGATTAAAATACATGGATGGAACAGGTAATAAAGTAGTTCCAACGACAGTAATAGACTCTAATGTTACACCTGTTGGGAATGTAGGTGCTGGAGAAGATGACTTAATGACACACTCTATTGATGTTACTAATCACATGGGAGTTAATGGAGACAGTTTAACAATTTATGCAAGTGGAAAAACAACTAACACAATTACAGGTGCAACACTAAAAGCAGTATTAGGAACTACTGCAATTTTTACTA